TTATATTACATTAAGCTCCTAGAGCGTTTGTTGTTCCACGTGGTTGTACCAATCCTGGTACACCTAATCCTGCTGAAGCACCTTTTTGAACTGCATTATCCATTTGAATTATTAATGAAATCATTGCTGGTCCATTTTCTTTATATGATAATGCCTGTGCATTCCAGTCAGTAGTTTGGATAAAGCATCCATAACATTCCCATGTTTCTAAAACATTTGGAGTGTCGGCGCCATTTCCACCATCTAACATTTCTATTCTCATAGTAAATTTATAATCACCAGCTGATGCTGCTGAACTTTGTTCAAAGAAATCAAATTGTTTTTGGTTTTGTTCACCAACTAATTTACTAACCGCACCAGTAACGTCATCACGTAATTTTACAGTGATTGTTGACCATTTTGGTTTACCAGCATAGTAAACTTTGCTGTTATAGACATCAATTGTTTGTGATTCAAATTCAACTTTCGGTCTTCCTGCTTCTGCTACCTGTTTAGTAAGTTCAGTTGTGCTACCAGATGTTCCAAAGTTTTCTAATGAAACTCTGAAACGATATGCTAGTTTAGGCATTAATAAGCCTTGGGTGCTAGCACTCTGATCAGAGGCTAGCGGTACTGTAAAGTTTGATAATGCTGCAATTGCCATTTTATTCTCCTAATTTATTTACCCAATTTAGCAATGGCACCAGTGTTCTCTAAACGTAATGGAATGTATATAAATTCCACTGCTTTTACTGGCTCTATTGCAATATCAACATAAAGTTCATTTGCATCGATTCTTGATGGTGTGTTATTTGATGTATCACATACTACTAAGAAATCATATAATGCACGTTGTCCCACTAATTCTAGTAAGAAACTTTCTATTTGTTGTTTAATTTCATTACGTGTTTGTGTATCATTTGGTTCAAAAATATAAGGTTTTGCAATTCTTGCCAATTGAACACGTAAATAAACTACTAATCTAGAAACATTAATTCTATCTAATGAACTAGCAACTAATTGGCGTGTTTTTTGACCGTAGTTAACTAACCCTGTTCCAGAAATATAAGTTAATGGATTTACATGAATGTTTGCTAACGTGTCACGTTGTCCAATATTCAATGCTACTGAATTAAATTCACCTTCTGCAGTAATGTATCCAACCGCTGAAGCATTAGTAATTCCACCACGACGAACACCAGCTGGTGCAAACCATGGATAACTTACATTATCACTTAATGCGATAGTTCTTAACATAATGTGACTAGGTGGAACAGAAATGTTATTACCCATATTATCAGTGCTATAACCCCAAGGATAGAATACACCTAAGTATGGATCAGTTGTTACTAATCCTTCATCACCATCACCTAATGCATTGTTAACATTATTACCCCAATTACTTAATGATGTAGCATCTGGTGTTAATCTTGCTGGTGAATCACCAACAATAAACGCAGTTAATCCACGGTCATAATTTAAATTAACAAGTGGTTTAATTAATTCTGGATATCCAGGTGCTGCTAATAAATTAAATAATTTGCTATCTTCATCACGAATAGATTGATTGCTGTTAATTAATGCAGTCATTGCTTGTAAAACAACAGTTCTTTGTGCCATTCTACCAAATGATCCTGAACCATCAGCTTGATTAGCTGCATCAGATACCCAACGATGTGGATAATAGTTAGTCATTGGTTCATTATTATTATAACGAGTATTAGTATCTAATATATCAACATAATTTTGAACAAACTTTTTAACATTGAATCCACTTCTACGAAGATTCCATAACAACATTCCTTTTGGATATAATGCTGGATCTGGTGCATCAAAATCTAAAAAGTTACTTGTTAACAATGTTGTAATTGAGGCTGGATTAGCACCTTCAGTGCCAGTCCCTGGACCTGTTGACCATCTAGCATCATGGAATACTATGCCATTTTCTGTTGTTTGATCACTGTTATCTAATAAATTCCATTTTTTAGTAATGAAATCATATCTGTATATTAATGGATATTTTTCTAAATTAGCTGTACTAATCCATAAATCACCATTTGCAAGAGCTGATACGCCATCTTGTTGTGTAGTAGGTTCTGATGCACTAACAATTGGTCCCATTGGGTCAGTTGGTAATGGATCTGTGATACCTGCTTGGTTAATTGTTTGCGCAGTTGAATCTAAATATCCAACCCAAGTTGTTCCATTATGAATTAAGATATCTACTTCTTCAATATTACCGTTATACCATAATGTTCCATCAGTAGTTAATGATGTTGGTGCACTTGGACTTGGTATAGCAAATGAACCTGTTTTAGTATCATTTAATGCTGTCCAGTTACTAGCAACATATTCACCTGAATTTCCTGTTGGATCTGCGTAGAAGTTAGCTGTTCTTGTAGTTGAGAATAAAGAGGTTAATGGTGTTTGTGTTCCATCAACTAATTTAAAATCACCACCTGTTAAATGACTAACTACAACTTGATTAGAACCATTTACTACTGCTACAATATTTGTAAACCCAGCTGAGTTTATTGCACTAGCAATTGCATCAGCAACAGTTGGTCCAGTATCACCTAAAGTTACCGTAAATGAGATTGTAATTGCAGAATTAAATGCACCACTTCCAATAACACTTTCTTGAACTGTAAATGTATATGTATTAGGACTTAACAATGCAGATGTAATAATTGCAGATGTAATTGCTGTTGCACCAACTGCACTACGACGATATAATTTGAAATCAGCATATTTTGGATAGCTTATATTGTTTTCTGTTGCAAATGTTTCAGAATCATTAAATTTTACATACAATGTATTAATAGCTAGGTTGTTTCCACCACCAGTTGAATCCATCGAGTGTAATGCAGATAAATTATTTGCATATAATGGAGCAGTTACTGAACTCCATGAACCAGCTTTTGAGTTATATATATTAACAATCCAATGTGCACCTGCGTTAGGTGTTGTTGTTTTCACCCAAATTGAGCCAGTTGGAATGCCAGCAATACTTGAATTATCAGTAATTTTATATGTTGGAACTTGTGTATGTGGTGCTATACTTAATGCTGGTGCCAAATATGTACCAACAGTTAAACCAACTTTAGTAATACTTGACCCAGCAAGAATTACATTTACACCAGTTGAATAAATTTGTAATTTATTTTGTATAATAGCTGCACTAATTCCAGAAACTAATGGTGCACCATTTGTTCCACCTGTATTAATTTGCGTTACTATATCAGTCAATGATGTAACAGTTGTGATATCATGTGTATTAATAGTAAACACATCCCCAGATAATAAAGTAATACTACTTTGTAAGCTGTTGCCTTGCGCAGTTGGCCAACTTGCAACCCATTCTGAACTACCAACTTCTACCCATTGAACTGGTGAAGCGACTGTTGTTGCAGGTTTTTTAAACCATACGGTAATTAAACTTGTAGTTGCGACAATTGCATAGCTACCAATTGCACCAAAACTAGTTTTAGGTGCACCCATATCATCTAATAAAGTATTTTCAGTAATAACAGCTGGTTTTTGAACAGTAAATGTTTGTCCACCCAATGTTGAAGCAGGTGATGAATTCCATTGAAAAATACCAAATTGTGTATCAGCAGTATCAATCCATGTTGATCCATCAGCAGGTAATCCAGCTGGGGTTTGAGTTGATTCTGTCAATTGTGATAGGTCTAGATCAGCACGAACAACATATGCACTATTACTAACACCTAAGAAACTGTAAGCTGCTTGTAAACCATATTCATTTAATTCGCCCGCGTGAATAGGATTGTTATTTGCATCTGTTTGAAACATCGGTGTTCCAAATGTATCAGATAAATCTTTTTGACTAGTCAATAAATAAACTTGACCAGCATTTGCTTTTAATGTACCAGGGGCAACACCGGTACCTGCGCCATTTGGTTTGCTTTCTTCCGAAGCAACAACGATTAAAGGAACTGTTCCAGGTGCGGCAGGTGTATAAAAACTTTCGTCTATTACTGTTACACTTACGCCTGGTGATTGTAGTTGAGCCATAATATATTCTCCATGAACTTTCTATCTTATATTTAGGCTTTTTTTAAATTTTATGGCTGATATTAGTGCTTTAAAAGGGAAAAAAAGGTTAAACTTTTGTAAATACAAGATGAGACCACTATGCGTATGTGGCTGTAGACCAGCTGCAATTAACTATATTAAAAATGGAAAGAAGTATTACAGAAAAGTATGTGAACAGTGCTTGAAAGGAAAGCCTAGGATTTGTAGATGGTATAAGGCTGGGTATCGATTAAAAAATCATTGTGATAAATGCGGGTTCAAATCACCATACATTGAAATATTTTCAGTGTTTCACGTGGATGGAGATTTGAATAATTGTAGACCGAGTAATTTAAAGACTGTTTGTGCAAATTGTCAGAGAAGTTTGCATAGGGACGGGGTTAGTTGGAGACAGGGCGATCTGACTCCAGATTTATAAAATCATTTATTTGATTATGTAACTCATCAATAGTTCCATTGTTATCAATAACTAAATCAAAATTTACACCATACCATATCCATTCACTTTGATGTATTCCATAGTTATCTGTTAATATTGTTATTGAAGTCAAGTCACTTTTCAAGGCATCAGGTACATATGATGCCCATTCTGGAGCCGAACCTCGATTTATTCTAATAATCTTACCACCAGCATTTTGTATAGATTGAATTTCATTTGGAAATCTACAATCAGTAATTACCAAATTATCAGTATTTGTAAGTAATTTTTTTTCTAAACTAGCTATCCATATATCATCATGAAATTTTTCACGACATACTTCAGTTGCAAAATGTTGTAAAACCCATCGAGGGGTTAAATGAGGTATATCCAATCTATTAGCCCACCAGGTATCCACTTCTTCTCGCCACGCGCGTGATTGTTTTGTACGTCCTTCAAGTAAGGTTCTATCCCATCCAAATATAATTGAGATTACATCTTTTAAACTTGCAGCAAATGATTCACGACGAAATTCGTGAAAGTTTGATAGATAATCTGCTACTGTATCCTTACCCGATCCGATTGACCCAACTATTCCTATAATCATTATATCTCCTTAATTAAGGATATTATACCAAAAATATTAAAGTTTGTCAAGATCAACCTAACACAAAATACAATCCTGTCCCGCCAGATATTAGCAATTCTAATTCTTTATCCAGTGCTGCAAGTTCTTCTTTAGCGGCAGTTTTAAGGTCGTTTCCATTTAGTTGTATAGAGCCAGTTGGTCCAGCAATGCTAGCAAATAAACTTCTTGCTTCACCTAAAATCATTTTACAAGTAGCTAAGGTGTAATCGCGTAGCCATTGCTTAGCATATATATCTTGTAATAAAACGTAATCAGGGCGATAGTTATACGATTGAATTAAGATCTGTTCACCTTGTGCAAATGGTCTTTGTAATATATCTAATAGATGACTAGTTGGTTTCCATTTGAATTCTATATAACTACCAAACATTCTTCCAACTAACTTTTGATAACCAGCAAACATCTCATATGTTGCTAATCCACCCATCATACTACCACTCATCATGTAAGTATTGGTATAAGCTAAGTTAAATGGTTCAAATAATGTACCACCAGCTCCCATACCAGTTCTAGAGCCTACTGCTCTACGAAATACTTGACGAACTTCGATGATTTCATCTGGTAATCTATATTCATTTTGATCTTGTATTAATTCTAGGAAACTATAACTTTCTTCTACTGCATTTGGACTGCGTTGTCTAAATCTGGTTAATGCTCTATCAAGTGCTGTTTCCATGTGAATAGGATCAAGGTCAATGTCAATCATACCGTTGCCCAACATTGTTTTTACATATTCAAAAACTTTATTTCGTTCAATAGTTGAAGTTGTGGTTGTATCTGTAAGTAGTTCTGTCATAATGGTTCTCCAACTATATTTATCAGATAAATACCATATGTGCCGGAGATTAATGTGCCAAAGTTAAGTATGTTTAAGCCTGAGAAGGGCAATAATTATAAGTTTATAGATCGTCAAATAAGTAGAATGTTTCAAGTTGGTGGCACTTCAATATATGTTCATAAATATTTAGGACCACAAATAGCAACTTCTGGTTCACCTGACCAACCAATATATTCATCAGTTACCACAACTAATATACAGGATATGTTATTATTAGAAAATCGTGATAGACATTATGATCCAGAGATTTATCGTATCAGAGGATATTATAATGTTCAAAATATTGATTTCAATTTAAGTCAATTTGGGATGTTTATTGATAACGATACATTATATATGACTGTTCATATAAATGATTTTATTAATTATGTTGGTCGTAAACCAATAAGTGGTGATGTATTGGAACTCCCACACTTAAAAGATGACTTTGCATTAAATGATTTTGATTTTAGTTTGCCACGTTATTATGTTATTGAAGATGTAGGTCGTGCTAGTGAAGGATTTAGTGCAACATGGTATCCACATTTATATAGATTAAGAACCACTAAAATGACAGATAGTCAACAATTTGCTGAAATACTTGATTTACCAGCAGGTGAAAATACATCTGTTACTATTCGTGATTTAATAAGCACTCGTGCGAGAGAGTTAGAAATAAACGATGCAGTAATAAATCAAGCAGATGCCGATGCTCCATTTAGTGGATATGAAACTAGACAATTCTATACATTAGCAATTGATTCTACCGGTTCACCTATTATCGAAACAGCAAGTGACACAATAATGGATGCTAGTAATTCATCATTCTTGGCTAGTGAAAATAATGGCAGACCTGTAAGATCTGGATATACTGGATATTTGGTTGGTGATGGATTCCCAGTAAATGGATATTATTTTGGAACTGGAATTCAATTTCCAGATAATGCAGTTACCGATGATTTCTTCTTAAGAACTGACTTTCTTCCAAATAGATTATTTAGATTTGATGGTATAAGATGGAACAAAGTTGAAGATGCGGTAAGAATGTCCATGACTAATTCTGATACAAGACGTACATTAAAAACAAGTTTCATTAATAATACAGAATTTACCTATCATGATAAAGTTAGTGCAGATGTTGTAAATGCAGCAGTTGGTGATATTATAATTAACACACATATTAATGTTATACCAGCATTATATGTTGTATTAAAATTAGAAACAACTAAATTAGAATATGTAATTGCAGATAATCCAGATTTATTAACAACTCATTTAGTAAATGGTGTTGAAAAACTTACCATTAATCTACCAGTTGTTAATACAGAACAACAAACAATCCCGTATACTGGCGCGTGGACTGTTTCATTATATAACTTTAGAGAAGCACAAAAACAAAGTCTTTCTAAAGCACTTAGACCAGAGGCGAACTTTTAATGTTACATTTTTATGATGGTCAAATAAGAAGATATCTTACACAAACTATTAGATTTTTTAGTAATTTTGTAGTCAAGTATGAAGATGGAACTCTTCATAGAATCCCAGTTGTTTACGGCGGGGCTGATAGACAAGTTGCATCAATAATGCGACAAAATTCAGAAAACGTAGTAAATTCAGTTCCTAGAATTAGCGTATATATAACTGAATTAAAGTTAGATAGAGATAGGATGGCTGATGCTACTTATACTGGAACATTAAACTTTAGAAATAGAGATGTTGATCCATTATCAAATACATACAATAGTAATCAAGGACGTTCATATTCAGTTGAAAGAATTATGCCAACACCATTTAAATTATCAATGAAAGTTGATATTTGGGCTTCTAGCACTGATCAAAAGTTACAAATATTAGAACAAATATTAATATTTTTCAACCCAAGTATAGAATTGCAAACGAATGATAATTATTTAGATTGGACTAGTTTATCAGTATTAAATTTAGATGATATAACGTGGTCTAGTGCATCTATCCCTATTGGAACAAATTTAAACATTGATGTTGCTACATTAACCGTTGATACACCAATATGGCTAAGTGCACCAGCAAAAGTAAAACAACTTGGTGTTATCACTAAAATTATTACAAATATAAAAGAAACTGCATATGAAAGTCCATATGGGTACATTGAAGGATTAGGTATAGATGCCACCAATTCGACAATAACAATCACTGATATATTGTCAAAAGAAGAAATAACATTTGATGATGTTACAATAAATGTACATGGTTCTCAAGTAACTTTATTAGGCAT